TATTAAAACATACTAAATGGAGTGAAAATGAAATTGATAAATTTGTTTATAATCTAGCTCTCGAATCTGATGATAACGAAGCAGACGATAGAGCAGAAAAAGGAACAAGTGGTAAAAAAGCAACCAGAAATCTTGGGTTGCCAAAACTTGCTGAAATAATTGGATGTTCTACAAGAGCTATTGCAGAATTATTTAGCTGGGTTGGAGTGGAATACGCCGCAGGTAAAGAAATTGCACAAGAATCAGTTGGAGACATTATTGAGTTCGGTAGTGATAGATACATAGTTAAAGTAAACACATTTGTTGATGGTATACTAAAAGAAAAAGAAATTAGAGTAGATGGGCCAACGCTCACGAAACAACAATTATTTTACGACGAAATTATTAAACAGGCGTCTCTTTGGGTTCCTAAAATGAAACCTTCAGATTTTGAAATAATTATGAGAAAGAAATATGATAGCAGAACTAAATCAAAAGATTACGTAGAAGAGGCTAATGAAGATCTTGTCTTCATAAAATATTTTACTCAATATATTAAAAAAGAACAGGCTTTTTCAGATAAAATTAATTTACTTGAATATAAACGTCCACATTTTGATATGACAAAAAAATCTCTCGAATTTAACTTAGACTCCTTCGAGGATTTTTTAGTGGAAAAAAGAGTAAAGATTAAAAGGGTAGATCTTGTTATGAATATACAAAGAATATTAAAAGCTAAAAAATATCATGGAAAAGTTAAAAATAAGTCTTGTGTGTCTTGGAGAATAGATAAATATGATTTAGCAAAAGAAGATCTTGTAATAGATGGAGAATACGAAGAGGTCAAAGAACCAGAAAGGATAACAGATGAAAGCTAGATTTATCGTTGGACCACCAGGAACAGGAAAAACACATACGTGGATAGTTAAAAAATATAAAGAATGTTTTTCTAAGTATACGCCAGATAAAATGATTTTACTTTCTCATACGAATGTAGCAGTTGGACAAATCTTAAATGCAATAATGGATCTTAACGAAGTAAAAGAAAAAGGATATAGAAGAAAGTTTTTTAAGGATCGTATATGCACAATTCACCATTATTGTAAGCATAAACTTATGGGAAATAAAACCTTGTTTTCAAATGAAGATTTGCAAGGGTTATGTATAACGGAAGATGGAAGAGGATTTCGTCAAAGTAAAGAAAGAGACATTGAAAAACATCCTATCCTTAAATTTATTAAAGAAGCTCGAGGTAATGGAAGAGATTTAGATAAACATTGGAATCATTCAAATACAGATAAAAAAGATTTATTTAAAGCAAATTATAATATTGAAAATATAAAGAAATTAAGCAAAGCGTATAAAGATTATAAGAATGATAAGGAAAATAGATTACAAGATTTTGCGGATATGATTGATGAGTTTAATTTGATTTATTCTAATGAGGAAAACCCTAATTCCAAAGAGTCTGATATTGAAGTTTTAATTGTTGATGAGGCTCAAGACTCTAATATTCCTCAGCTAAGAGCCATTAAAAAAATAGCTAAACATGTAATAGATAGCCATTTTTATTTAGTTGGAGATCCTGATCAAACAATCCATGAGTATGCCGGGTCAGATGCTGAATGGTTTCATAAAGCTGCAGCTCATCCCTATGAAGAATTAGAACAGGGACTTAGATGTGGCCGTGCTATTAACGAATTTTGTAAAAAAATCATAGCCCCTATATGGAAACATTATGAATATGAAGGTGGTGGAAGAACATGGTTACCAGCCGTGTATAATAAAAAATATCACGAAATACCAGAAGGATGTAAAGAAGGAGATACTATAGAAGGAAACATATACCCTTTAACAGATTTCAAACCATCAAAAAATTTAGATATTCTTATAGATAAAATGAGAAACACTAAACAGAGTTTTATATTTTCTTTCAGAGGAAACCCTAGTGATAAACTCGTAACTAATTTTTTAAAAAAATATGGTTTTGAATATGCGCATGTAGATAACAGTGCTTATGTTTCAAAAAAAGAATTAAGATGCCATTTTGAATGGCCTAAATTTATAAAAGGAGAACCTAAAAGTTTAAAACAAATAAAAGACTTTCATTTTTATTTAGGACGTAAAGCTTTAGTTCATGGCGCAGGAAAAGAAGACTTTAAGAATTGGATCAAGAAAGATTACACTTATAATGAACTAATAAACAATAAAATTTTTAAACTTGCCCTGGATAAAGAATTTGATCTTCTCAGAAAAGAACGTGACAGTGATCGAATGATTTATATAAAAAACGTTTTAAGAAACGGCTTTGATTTTGACGGAGACATTAGAATTAAATATGGAAATATACACAAAGTCAAAGGAACAACCTTTGATAATGTAATTGGAGATCTATCATTATACAGGCCCGAGCCCCTCCCTGCACAGCTTCGATTAAAGTACACAATGTTTAGTCGAGGCATACATGATGCATGGGTTTTAAAAACTCAAACAGGAAAAGAATTAGGAAAGTCTGGCCGTGTTTTTTCTTTACAACCATGGTCAATGGACGAAGATTCCTTTCACAGAAAATGGAGACCTGATTGGAATGAAATTGAAAACCCCATAAACAATGATAGGAGAAAAATAAATGAGCGCGTATAAAAAGCAGATAGGGGGAAAACACTATTTAAAATATAAAATTCAGCCGAGTCGCTTTGTCGTCGAGAATAAGTTGCTTTATCCTGAAGGATGCGTTATTAAATACATCTTAAGACATCAAGATAAAGGAGGAAAGCAAGATTTGTTAAAAGCTAAACATTTTATAGATATGATTATTGAAAGAGATTACAGGGACGAGAAAGAAAAACAAGAAACATGGATAGAAGGTTATAAAAAGTGGAAAGCAAATAAATAATGTGTGTTCCGCCAGCTTTAACTGATCTGGATTTAGAAGGCATTGATATAGTTGCGATTGACTTAGAAACTTATGACCCAGATTTAAAAGCTAAAGGATCAGGAGCAGTACGAGGTACCGGTTTTGTCTGTGGTATTGCAATAGCTTCTGACAAACAAACACTCTATTTTCCTCTCAAGCACGCACATACTGATAATATTCCGCGTAAACAAGCGTGGAAATATCTTAACGAAAAATTATTTCAAAACCCTAATATTAAAAAAGTATTTCATAACGCAATGTACGATGTCTGTTGGATTCGTAAAGAATCAGGGCTCATGCCTCACGGACCATTGCTCGATACAATGGTTGCTGCCTCAGTTATTGATGAAAACAGAATGAAATATTCACTGGACTCTTTAGGTAAAGATTATTTAGACGACTTTAAATATAAGTGGGGTCTTCAAGAAAAAACCCTAACATTTTCTAAAGGAAATATTAAAGACCCTATGACTAATATGGATAAGCTGGATTATCCGACGGTAAAAGATTATGCGGAACAAGATGTTAATCTAACTTTAAGGCTTTGGAAACTTTTTGAAGAAAAAATAGATCAAGAGGAGAAGGTTGATAATGGAAAAGTAAAAACATTACGATCTATTTTTGATTTAGAAACTGAATTATTCCCCTGTCTTGTTGATATGAGGTTTAAAGGAGTTAGAATAGATGTTGATGCAGCTAAGAAATTTGGGGAAAGATTAAATAAAACAAAGCTTCGTATAATTGATCATATTAAAAAAAGAACAGGGGTTAAAATTGAGATCTGGGCAGCATCTTCTATTAAAAAACTTTTAGATAAATTAAAAATAAAAGATTATCAAAAAACACCTAAATCTAAATTACCACAGCTGCCTAAAGATTATTTAAAAACTCATAAAAATCATTTTGTAAGACTCATTGCTAAAGCGAGAGAATTTGACAAAGCAGAAAAGACTTTCATTGAAGGTCTTTTAAAATTTGTTCATAAAGGAAGAATTCACGCAGATATTAATCAAATTAGATGGGAAAAAGGAGGAACTGTCACTGGACGATTCTCCATGTCTAACCCAAATTTACAACAGATCCCGGCTAAAGGTTTTATTGGTAAAAAGATGCGAGCACTATTTCTTCCAGAAGAAGATCATTTATGGGGCTCTTTTGACTATTCACAACAAGAACCAAGGATCGTTGTTCATTATGCTTTGAAATTGAAAATGAAAGGGACAGAAGAATTGGTTGAATCGTATCAGAATGATCCAAATGCAGATTTTCATCAAATCGTAGCGAACATGGCTAAAATACCACGAATCACGGCCAAGACAATTAACTTAGGATTATTTTATGGAATGGGTAAAAATAAATTAGCAGAACAACTTGATCTTGACTACATGGAAGCAAAAGAATTATTCAATAAATACCATAATCAAGTTCCTTTTGTAAGGCAGCTTTCTTCTGACTTACAAAAGTTTGCTGCAAGAAATAAGTTTCTTTACACATTAGAAGACAGGTTTTGTCGTTTTGATAAGTGGGAACCCATAAAAAAGAGATGGAATCCTAAAGAGAAAAAATTCATAGTCAAAGTCATAGAAACAAAAAAAGATGAACAAGGTAACATTATAAAAAACAAAGACGGAGAAGAAGTAAAAGAAGAGGTAGAAAGACCTGTACCATTACTTTCTAAAGAGGACGCGATACTTCGTTATAAATCTGAACGACATGACAAGGGGTACCCTCCTGACAAAGACTGCGAGTATTTTGAAAATGTTTATCAACCTGCTTTTATATACAGAGCGTTAAACAAATTAGTTCAAGGAAGTGCTGCAGACATGACTAAAAAAGCAATGGTATTATTATACAAAGAGGGTATTTTGCCTCACATTCAAATTCATGATGAATTATGCATCTCTATAACCGGTAAAGATCAGGCCAAA